AAAAAAGAAAAACTAAAAAAATATAGCAACTTAATTGGAGATAAATAATGGGTAAAGAAACATCACAGGGTATTCACAGTACTGTGAGTAAATCAATTCGTAAGGCCATGAGGAGAGACTATATGTCTTCAGGAGATAGGTTTATGAATCAAATGAAAGCTTTAGCACAAGGTAAAGATGTAGTATTTACTATTGAAAATCCAAATAAGACTGAAACAAATAAACGATTTATTAAACAGCGGATTTCGGGTAAAAACTATTTAAATTCACGTAAAGGAACTTTTACGATGAAAGAAGTACAATAAAGCAATGGAAACGGTATTAGCATTTTTTATAGCAGGATTTTTTACTGGTATTGGCTGGTGGTCTGCTGAAAAAGTAACTAATAAAATTGATACGCATTATGAACAAAAGGATGAACAAAATGAGAATTGAACTTGAAGATGACGCAGTATACGAATTGGTACATCAGGCTCTTATGCAACTCGAAGAAAGCTTGCCTCCAAATAAAAAATTAACAAAAGCTATTAAAAGAATTAATCATAATATCATGATTCCATCTGAATGGGAAGAAATGTATGAACGAGACTTTATTGATTATGACAGTGGAGACTATAGCTAATGAAGGCCAGATTAATAGGATATACTCAGACTCCGTCTGGAGATTTTATTGGTGTCGATGATCTACAAGACTTTGTAGCATACTGCGCTAGAGTATCAAATCCTACAAATCAAATGAGTAGTGCAACCGCAGAAAAACTTATCAGATATTTGATTAAGCATAAACATTGGTCACCTCTTGAAATGGCCTCTGCTACTATGGAGATTGAAACCACACGAGATATTGCTCGTCAGCTTCTCCGCCATAGATCATTTTCATTTCAAGAATTTAGCCAACGATATGCTAACCCAGCTGATATGGGTGAAACATTTGTATTGTCAGAAGCAAGATTGCAAGATCATAAAAATAGACAAAATTCAATTGAAACTAATGATGTTGATTTACAATCTGCATGGAATTTACAGCAACAAAATGTAATTGATCAAGCTAAAAAAGCATACAATTGGGCAATCGATAATGGTATTGCAAAAGAACAGGCTCGTAAGGTTTTGCCTGAAGGTTTGACTTTATCTCGCTTATATGCTAACGGAACTCTTAGATCATGGATTCATTATATTGAATTGAGAAGTGGCAATGGTACTCAAAAAGAGCATATGGAATTAGCTCGAGAGTGTGGTAAAGCTATTAGTAAAATCTTTCCTCTTGCTGAGGATCTAATTCAAGGAGAATAAAAATGGGCAAAAAACTTTCAACATATTATTCAGACAATGGCAATGATTACTGTGAAATACATTTTAATTATAAAGAAGAACACGCTTATATAAAATACTTCGATGATAATGGTATTAAATATTTTGAAGAATCTTTTACTAATAAATCTTTAAATTATGTTGAAAGTGCTGCTGAAAATTGGGCGTTAGGGCATAAAGTCCTATCACCTGAGCATAACACACAATATACGCTTGATTTTAGAAAGCGGGCTTAATATGGGATTAGAAACTGAAAATATGCAACTTACAAATAACGCTCGTGTTCAAATCTTACAAGAAGAAGTAGATTATTATCGTACTTTAATTGAGCCTCATGATTGCGGTCATATATACACTACTATTAATTTTTTAAATGATCGTATTCAAAATCTGTTAGGTGGTAAAAAAGAGTGGCCTTTTGTAAAATAATGGTTTACTTTTTATTTAAAACGTAATATAATACGTATATAACAATAAATCAGGAAACTTAATGAAACTTAAACATATAGCAATGATGTTAGGCAATGCCGCAGTTTGTGGCATTGTCGGTTATGCTGCTTATGAAGGTACAAAAGTAGCTACTGAAAAAAAAGAAGAGGTACAATTACTTGCAGAACAAATGGCTAACGAATTAGCAATCGAGCAGGAAGCTATTCGAACAGCACAAGCAGAAGAAGTTAAGCAAATACAATGCTTAGCTACAAACATATATTATGAAACCATGGCGTCTTCTTTAATAGATTCTATGGCTGTGACAGACGTGGTACTGAACAGAGTTAAACATGAAAAATACCCTGGCACTCCATGTGAAGTAGTACATCAATCGTATTTAAATGATAAGGGTGAACCACTATTAAATAAATGTCAGTTTAGCTGGTATTGTGACGGTAAAGCTGATGAGCCACAGAATGCTGAAGCATGGGAGCGATCAGTCAATCATGCTGTTACAATGTTCACTACTAGTAAATGGCGTGGAATAACTGAAGGTTCTACTCATTATCATGCAACATATGTAAGTCCTAGCTGGGCAAAATCTTTTACTAAAATAGCTCAAATGGGAGCTCATATTTTTTATAGAATGGAAGATGGACAATCATGAGTGATAAAATTAAAGCAGAAGCACAGACCCAAGCAGAGATTGCTTTTGATGGGTTTATGCTTTGGATGAAGCGTGGTACATTATATGCATGCATCTTTTTAGGTATAGTTATATTTGGCTGTAATGCTGGCGTTGAAGATGACACATATCCTGCCTACAATGGTGAACAATATGCTCCTACTAATATGGGAGATAACTAATGGAAATTATATGGGTATTAATACTAAGTGTATGCACCACAGATCATTGTATTACACAAACAGTTTTAGAGACTACTGCTCAAGATAAGTGCTTAAATGAAAAAGTATTACATGAACAATTACCTTCAGATGGTGATTGGAAAACAGTTGAATATAAGTGTGAACTATTAAATAGTGTGGAAACATAACAAACAATGGTAAAACCTAATCTTAATAATTGGAAATTAAATTTAGAAGATATTCATTGGATTGAATATGCTCTTAGTTACAGACTACAAAGATTGACAATGAAAAGACTTACTGTAAAAAAACAAAGCAGTAAAAATGATATAGATAATGAAATAAAACATATAACAGAACTACAAGGAAAGATGTTTAATCAAAAAGAGTGGCGAAGAGCAAAAGTAGGTGACACGCCATATATAAGTGGATAAAAAATGGATTTATTTCAAAAACAAAAATTTACTTCACACGCCGGCATTCCTATGGAATGGAAAATAGAAATGGATGCCATATCTGATAAAGAATGGGATTGTTTAGCTTCAATGATTATGGACTATCAAAAAGAACCATTTTCAAAAGTTGTTGGTATTCCTCGAGGTGGTGTTAAATTACAAAATGCTCTTCAAAAATATTCTGAATGGGAACCAAAACACCCATGGCTAGTAGTTGATGATGTGTATACAACAGGCACATCTTTCAAAGAATTTTGTACTACAAGAGAAACAATGTTCGCATACAAGTGGGTAGTGTTTGCTAGACAACCTACAGATAAAGACAGTGGTGTAAGAGCCTTATTTACAATGCCATGAGATATAGAGCAATGATATGTATTCGTAGAGGAATACTTGATAACGCTGGACAGACAGTAACTTATGCGTTGCAATCATTGGGCTGGCCTGAAGTGCAAGATGTAAGGATAGATAAGGTGATTGAATTTGATTTAGAAGAAAGTGATTGGGATAAAGCAGAAGCAATTGCAAAATCTCAAACAAATGAAGTAATGGAATATTATGAATTAGAGGAAATTAATTAATGAGTTTGACTTCGAAAAAATATTTACAACAATCAGTAGAACAATCTATCGATTATAAGTTTAATGAAAATAAATATATTGAAGAGTTTCAAAGATATATTGATAGTACATATGGAGCTCATTATTCTACTAATAAATTCCAATCAACTGAAGTGATTATTGACCGTGGGCATGGTACGGGATTCTGTATGGGCAATGTTGATAAGTATGCTAACCGATATGGTAATAAAGGAACACGTGCAGATGCTCGTAAGGACTTAATGAAAATTCTCCATTATGCTCTTATTCAATTGCACATTCATGACGAGGAATTGTAATGAGTGAAGAGTCAAGATTGATTTTAATAACAGATTTTATAGAACAAAAAATAAGAAAAGAAAAAGAATTAGAATACTATTTAAAAGAATTAGAAAAACTACAAACTAAAATTGGATACTTGAATCGAGAAGTTGGACTTACAAATCAAATAATTGATATGATTAAACACGAACAGATATACGATGTTAAACAAAATTTGATTGATAATAATAGTGTAAAGTCAATAGCTAATCAGAATGAAGGAAAATAAAGTTATAAATACTTAAAATATGTATGATAAGAGGATTTATAATAGATGGCAGTCAATTTTCCAGATAGCCCGAGTAATGGAGATACACATGTAGTTGGTGCACTAACATATACCTATACAGCATCTACTGATGTATGGGATGCTTCAGGTGTAACATCAGCTGCTATTCAAATTTCTGATACAGCACCTTCGAATCCATTAGATGGCGAATTGTGGCATAACTCCTCAGATTTAAAATTATACATTTATTATAACGATGGATCGTCGAGTCAATGGGTCGTCGCTTCACCTCAACAAATAGGTCCAGCTGGTTCATTTTCTGGAACTGTATCGCAATCTATTATTCCAGATACTGATAGCGCGTACGATCTTGGCTCAGCTACAAATAAATTTAGATCACTTTATCTTAGTTCTGATACACTGTATCTCGGTGACTCAGCTTCGATATCTGCTGGATTAGGTGGTGAAATAGTTTTACCTTCTCTTAAAATTGGAAGAGGTGCTAATGCTGTACGATTAGAAGCGGATGCGGCTGGTAAACTTAAAACTAAAAAAGTTGTTGGTGGTGTAACACAAGCTGCTGAAGAACCAGGCAAAGCTACAGTAGTTACAGATATGGCAGGATTGATTGCAGTAACTGGAATGTCTGCTGGACAGACTGCATTAGTCACTGCTTTAAATAAAGTTTTCATGTATACTGGTTCAGCATGGTACTTAATTGCTACCATGACTAATGCATCGCCAACTGATATTACAGGTGTTAACGGATCATACGACTTGGCAATAGATGGAACCGCCACAACAATTACTGCAATATCAACTGATCCAGAAGGTTTTCCGATTACATGGTCGTATGCAGTTACTTCAGGAACTTTAGGAGATACAGCGACAGTATCACAAGCGGATAATGTATTTACTATTACACCATCAACAAATTCAGCCCATGCAGG